GGTCCACGGCACTTTGTTCCCAGGCAACTTTACCAGCGATCTGGTCTTCTTTAAGTTTCTGAGTTGCTTTAATTGTTGTAAGTTTTAATTCTTGTTTTGCTTTTTTTGTTTCTACAAAACCTTTGACGCCGTCAGCGACGACGCCAAGTAAAGGTTTAGCTAAGAGTTGCCACATAAATTTTAGATTGCTCCTATAATAATAATTACGATTATCGCTACGATAGCAGCTTTAATCCAGTCTTTCATGCTCCAGTCAGACCACTCTTTTAAATGATCCCAGAGATCTGTTAAAAGTTTCATAGAAACCTCCTTTGTTGAAATGGTTTTATTACTTTACACCCTTGAATGCAACTTTTTTGATTTGTGCGTTGCTAGTCTGCCCTTTTGGTCCTGCACCTTTATTTTGTTTTACAACAAAAGGTGAGTACACAATAGCAGCATCAGATGAAACTTTGATAGTAGGAAAAGGATTTTTTTGTTTTACTACTTCTACTTTTGTTTTTTTAAAGTTCATTATTAGCCTCTCTTCTTTGCAGGGCCGCCTCGCTTCAAGCCTCTAGCTTTTAATGCTGCAGTAGCTTTTGCTAGCCCGCCTTTTTTCATAAAGCCCATTTTATTTCTGACAGCTTTAGGTAGCTTTGGTAGTCCTTTATTTTTACTTGGTATTGGTTTTAATCTTTTCATTAGTGAAGTGTTACACTAGTTTTCTCGACAATCCAAGATTTATTTATTAAGTCAAATAAAACCTTGGCTTCTTCTTCTCCAAGTTCCTCCCTGAGAATGACCTTAGAGCAAGTAATCAAAGCTGCAGCAAAATCAACTAAATGAATATTATCTTGAACAGCCCTAGCTTTTACACTTTGATATATCTCAAGAGCGAGCTCTGGATTAAAAGTTTTACCGGTTAGATCTACCATTCATTTTAGATAACGTAACTGCTGCTCTAAGTCCAGCTATATCTTGTCTTGACTCTAGATTCTCTTTATTCTGTTTTTCTTTTTGTTTTAATTTTAACAAGTCAACGGCTACATCGTTATCATCAGCTTTTTCTTTTCTTCTTAGTTCTGCTGCTTGAAGATCTAATTCTTTTTTACGTAACTCAACAAGACTGTCTTGATCCATACCTTCCATCATCTCTTGCTCTTCAACAACCATGTTGTTTGTTATGACACCAATTCTTTCAGCAATCTTATTTTCAATTTGCATTTGAAGTTGTTGCTGTTGCTCTGGTGGAAGCTGCATAGCTTGTTGCAATTGTGGTGCCATTTCTTGCATCACTTCTTCTCTTGCTTGGAAAGATACGTGTTCAGAAATATGTGCTTGTAATAAACTCATTGCACCTAGATTACTTTTCACCAACATACTAGACATGAAAGCACGATGTGCATCGATATGTGCTTTGTGTGCTTGTCCTGGAAAAGCTTTTAGTGGTTTGCCTAATAAGGCAATAGAATTTTCTAATGCTGGATCTGTTGGCTGTGGTTGAGGCGGTGGAGGAAGCAACGCCTCAATATTGTCCACGCCCAATGCAAGATACATACGGCGGTATGCTTCTTGCATGTTATGTTGTTCTGGATTACTTTGTGCAAGTTGTAATTGCAATTGAGCCATTGCAACTCGTTGTGACATCGAGAACATGTTCGGATCTGAAACGGGAACAACATCAATTCTATCATCAAAATCTGTTTGCTTAATTGTTTGGTTGCCACCCACGACCTGGTATGGGTACTCGGGTGGCAATGAAGTAGAAAATAATTCTGCTAATAATTTAAATTCTATTTTTTGTGCATAGTGCAATCTTTTATGAATAGCACTCATAACTTTTGCCCCCTGCTCCATTAAAGCAAGCGTTGTACCAACCGGTGCATTTGTATTTGTTTCTGCAATTTTCATATCAGCGACGGCTGCAAATCTTTTGCCGGCGTCTACGCAAAAACTTAATAGTTGAAATAATGTTTGATCGGGTCCCTTGTAAGGTAAAGGTAATAATCCTTGGCGCAAATCTCCGCTTGGTGCATCAACATCTCTGAACTCTCCTGGCTGTAAAGGATTGTCATCATCTCTGATTCTAAGACCTCTTGCTTTAAAACCTGCAGGCAAGTTTGATAATGTTCCCGCGTCGATGAGTTGACGAAGCGTGGAGGTAGCCGTTCTTGATAGACCTCCAAGCATATGGATAAGACCAAAACCATAAAAGCCAAGACCAGGAAGAAACTTGTAGTGTACGAAATATTGTATTTTCTTTTTAAGTGGGTCATCTTCCTTGTAGTTTCTGTAGATAGAAAGAATTTTATTCGAACCCTCATCTATCGTTACAATATATGGAAGCTCTATACCTGTTTCTTCTCCCGTATTCCCGTCTTTATCTTCGAAACCTTTTATGTTTAAATTGCAATGTATTTCATAAAGCGTGTATGTGTTGTTTGAGTAGTCTGTTTTCTCTACACCCTCTAAAGTATTGTACTTTCCTTGAATTTTAGACTCTTCGTTGCTTTCCTCTACTTCAATATCTCTATAAAATCCGTTAACTTGTAGTTTAAGTAGCTCATTTCGTGTCATTTTTACAATTTGACCTACACGTTCTGCCGTATCGAGATCCGTGGCTAGGTAATTTACGACCAAGTCCTCTGCTGGCACGAATTTTGACACGCATTGTGCCTTAGTTCCGTCATAATATACTTTTTTGAACGCAGATCCTGCTAGTGGTAGGTGAAAAAGCAGCTGATCCATGTCTGGTGTGTAGTCTTCCATGACTGTTGTAATCTGATAATTCATAAAATCCTGCACTCTGTCTGCTTGAGCTACAACTTCTGGCGTTTCCATGCCTAAAATTGTTGTTTTTACCGGACCTTGCGGCGGTAACATCTCTTTGAAAGCCTGTGCTTGAAATTGTGTGACTGATTCTGCTAATAATGGGTGTGTTACACCACTTGCGCCTTGAAATGGCTGGCTTCTTTCATCGTATTTAAACCCTAAAAGGTCCAAACCCTTGGTATATGAGTCTTCCCAATCGGACCGTGAATCGCGATCCGCCTTAAATTCACCAACTAAATCGCTTGCTATACCATTTAAATCATCATCTGATAAAACTTCCGCTAAATTTTGATAAAAATCACCGGTTATCGGTGCACGGTTCGGGTCAAAGTCTACAGTTGCCCCACCATCATCCTCTTGTATAACATCAATGTCATCTGCGTTAGCTTCTCTTCTCGCATCTTCAATCAATATCTCTGCTTCAGGGTTCGGTTCTTGTATTGGTTTAAAATCTGGAATCGGTTGAATTTTTTTATCTACAGCCATTATGAAATCCTAGTTGTTTTTCTTTTACCTTTTTTCATTCTTTTAAAACCACGAGGCGTGATCAGTCCACCTTTTTTACCTTTGCTTGGCGAAACTAGTTTTGGACTAATTATAAATAACTCTGATTCTATTTCTTGAATTTTATCGTCATCTTCTGCTTCGATAGCGTCTTGATATAAATCAAAAAGCTGTGCTATTCTTGACGGTGACTTGCTCTCTGCCATATGGCCTCCTAATAATAACTTCGTTCTACCCCTATTGCTAAAGGCTCTGGTTCGTAATCTTCTGGATGAACCACAAAATTACCCTGACGGAATCTTAACATAGCTTGTGTCATACTGTCTACTAAATCGTCATGATCTCCAAACGGAAATGCAGCACACTCTTCCACCATGTCTTCTGCCCATCGTTCATCAGGTCTCCAAACCATTCCTGCTTCAAACAATGGTGCAACAGAATTCACACGTACGTACTTATCATTTCCTTTGCTCGGTGTAAAGTTAACAACTGGTATTCCTAATCTTCTAAGTTCATCCGTAAGAGGCATACCCGAAGCTTTAGCTTCAATTAAAACAGTTTCAGGTTCCCAGTATTTATATTCTTCCATCGCAACTTTTTTTAATTCAGGAAAATCCCATCTGCCTTTTTTACAATCCATCAATATAGCATGAGGCTTGTAAGAATTTTTTGGATAAAATATACCCCAGGTCGATATTGCAGAATAGTCGGCGGTCTCTTTTTTGCTGTAGGCCGTATCGTAACTTTGTATCAGGTGTACCAAATCGGGCGGGTCCTCTTTTTCCCATAGCTGCCACCACTCTCTCTTGATGATAGATCCTTCTTCGGATACAGGATTCTGTTGCCATTGTGCTTGCCACTTTTGTTCTGTCAAAGAAGCTTTGACTGCTTCGAGTTCCTCCAACTTCCAATACTGTGGCCATATCGGTGTATTGCTTGGTAAGATCGCTGGAAACTCAACAACCTCCCACGTATCAGCTTTTGGTTCTGTTTGTGCTTTCATCAGTTGTCCCGTCAAATCTTTCGTGGACCAACGGGTCATAACAATTAGAATCCTACCACCAGGTTGTAAACGCTGACGAGGACCAGAAGTGTACCACTCGTAAGCATTATCCAAGGCAGTTTCACTAAGAGCGTCCTGCTCTGAATGAGGATCATCAATGATAAGTAAGTCAGCACCACGACCAGTAATAGCACCACCAACACCAGCTGCAAAATATTCTCCACCATAATTTGTCTCCCATCTTCCTGCAGCTTTACTATCTGCACTTAATACAACATTGTCAAAAACATTTTTGTATTCTCCAGTTCCCATTAAGTTTCTAACCTTACGACCAAATCTGTACGCAAGTTCTGCGGTGTGCGTTGTTTGAATAATTTTTAATTTAGGGTTGAGTCCCATCATGTATGCAGGAAACAAGAATGATGCAAACTCTGACTTTGTATGTCTTGGTGGCATATTTATAATTAATCTTTTTATTTTTCCGTCTGCCAGGTCTTGCAGTTTGTTTGCAGTTTTTTCATGATGTGGTCCTTTAACGAAGTCTGGCCACATGACTCTGGCAAAGTTTAAAAAATTATTTTGTGCTGCTCTTTGTAAAATTAATTCCTGTTCACGGAGCAACAGCTTTAGTTCTTCAGCTGATGGTTTATTCATATGGTAACTTTATCATACTCTTTGTATTTGTAAAACTGACTGTAGCACGTGCTACAGCAGACGCGGGGGGCAAAAAATGGGGGTGGGGGGTAGCTTGGATAACGTTTTGACTTTTGGAATAGGTTAGGGACTCAAAAGCAGTATGGCATATGTTTCACGTGAAAGGTAACGGGTAGTAACGGTTGACAAATAGCAGAAGAGGTTGGCTAAAAGTTATCCACAAGAAAATAAAATAAATTAAATTATTATCTTGTATTATCTTTTATAATGTTTATATTAGAATTATATCAAGCTTGGTTGAGCAACAGACCGACAACCTCCGGATTAAAAAGCCGGCCGCCCATGATAGGAGGAAAGAGAGAGAAGGTCTACCAAGATGATATTCAAACCCAACTGATAGGAGTTATCCTTATGGATGAAGCCCAATTAGATAGCTTACTCAAGAAGCTTGCTGTGTATCTAGCTAACGAGCTAGACAAACGAGGCGACTTGTTAAGCCGACTTGAAGACCTCGAAGATAGTTTCTCTAGAGAAAATTTCTCCGAGGATGATGTTCGAGAATGGATCAGCGATGCAATCAACAACGCTGAGATCAATGTCGACATCAGTGCTTAAATAATTACCAAGGGGCATTGCCCCTTGCTTCTAAAAGAAAGGAGGTGATTATATGGAGAAAGTAACAAAGAAAACAACTGTTGTTGGATTTGCAGATGCATTGAAACAAACACTTGATATCATCAGTAAAAAGATGAATGAACAACAAGCAACTATAATTGAGTTGGAAAGAATGATTGGTGAACTTAAAGGTAACCAATATCTAACAGACGATTCTGTCTACAGGATTAGCAGGAGAGTAGCTCAACTAGAAAAAGACAACCCAACGTTATTAGATAAATAGTTTTCAATGTTGGGTTGAAAAAATGGGGGCGATCATCGCCCCCAACTAATTCAACCAGGAGTAAACATGAGTAAAATAAGAAAAGATTTAGT